TCTGCCTGTCTTGAAATAAGTTGTTCAATTTGTTCCTCTCGTTCTTTTTTCTGACGAACTAATTGTCTTATTCTTTTTTCTGCTCCTGAAGAATTTGCTTCAGGTTTCTTTTCAGGTATAACTTCTTCTGTTTTAGGTTTTGTTTGAACTTCAGGTTGTTGTGGTTTTTCTTCTACAACTTCTTCTTGACCTTCTATTTCAAACTCTACTTTGTCTTCTTCTTTGTTTTGCGATTGTGAAGTATCAATCGTAGACCACTCATTATCGGGTGTCATATATTTCTCCATAGTTTGCGAAACTAAGTTTACGCATATTTTTTATTATATATTAATTTAATTTACTTTGCAAGGGCAAGTATTAAATTAATTTGTTAAGTTATATGTAGGGTCTAAATCTTTAGGATTATCTACTACCATAGAAATTTGGTCATCATATAACAAAATAAGTTTTACTCCTTTATAAAAAAACTTTTGACCTGAATGTTTACCATAACATACATAGTCTCCTTCTCTACACCAAGGACCATTAGGAAACTTGTCTTGGTCTATATAGGCATCTGCACCTACAACTAAAACTTTTCCTACTGTAGTTAAATAAGCTATGTCATTCTGCACAGAATCAGGTAAGTATAAACCACCTTTTGTTTTTTCTTTTACGGATATAGGTCTTACAAGAATGTGAAATCCCGGAATATGAGGTAATACTGCAGGGTCTTCTGCGTGTTCCTCTGTTATCCACATATCATTCTTAGTAGCTCCACCCATACTTGGTTGTTGCATTAGTCATCCTCTTCATCTAATATTTTTTTAGTTAAGTTTTTAATCTCTGCCTTTGCCCATTCAATACCTGCAATGCGACCTACGCAGTTCATATATGTACTATAATCGGAAGCTGACCCATATGCAAGGGAATTTTTTATTGTTTGTACTTCTTTTTCTAATACTTTATGTATTTCTTCTGATAGCATTTTGTCCTTTACGTATCTCCTTAACATGGAGATGCCAAAAATAATTACCTACATTACATATTGTACTAGATATTTTTAGATATGTCAAGGCTTTTAATGTCATTCAATACTTCTTTCTT